TTCCTCTATTCCAAGAATGTCGCGGTGAGCAAACAGGAATTCAACTGCGGCTTTGCGGGAGTCGGCGTTCTGTTTCGCGGTCCCTTTTCCTGTCAGGTCTACGGCCCTCCACGTTGCGTGGACGCTTAGGTTTGCCGAGCCGCGCATAGGACGATTGGCGTAGATGCCCAACGATTTGAGACCAAACAGGAATTCCATGAATTCGACAAACCGTTTTGTGCCGGGTCGTTCGGTCGGATGGTTGCCGTCGGTGTTGCCTGTGTACGGTCTACTGGTCATCTTTGTCACCTTTGTCTTTGAGGCCGTTTGAGGCAAGAATTCCAGATAGGGCCCCAGTTAGGAAAAGCATCATTGGGGAAAGTAGCGACCATGCTGACTCATCGTTCGGTGATACTTCTAAAGGCTGGACGACAAACAGTAAGCCGTAGAGCAGTGAGGTCGTGCTGAGAACAAACGTCGCCGACAAAGTGATGCCGACGATCAGGATGAGGCGCGCTTTGATTTCTGAGTTGGTTAGTCGTTTCACGGGTTGCACCTTTCTGATGTTGGGTGGGTTTCACAGTTGTCTCGAGTGCGATCGTTACAACTGGTTACGGCAAACATGAGGGCTATCGCTAACCCTGCGACGATGAGAAGCGTTTTCATCAGGCGGTCCCCAAGTCCTCAACTGTCAAGATTGCTAGGCGATTTGCTGACCGTGTTGCTGTACCTGTACCAGCAGAGTATTCAAGGGTCGCTACGATGGTTTGTGAACCTGCGCCGTATGTGCCAACTGCTAGGCACATGCTGTTTACTGGTAAAAGGGTGTTGGGATTGCTTACAGTGTTTGAACCAACAATGGTGCCAGTGATTGAACCTGCCCTGAGGCGTGCGGTAATAACGGTTGAAACGGTGCCACTGAGTTGCGGTTCCGTATACATGATTCGATAGTTACGGTTTGCGACTGCTGTCCAAGTGATCGTTAGTTCTACTTCCTCAACGGTGATTGCTGCGTCAGTGGTGCTAGTAGTGACGGGTGCAGCCATCAGACCACGAGGGAAGTTGTTACATTCTGTGGCAGTCAGAACTTGACCGGCAGTGAAGTCGTCGTTAGGTGTTACGGCCATGAGTTAGGGCCTTTCTGGGAAGTCAACGGTTGGCGCTGGTTGCCATGTTGCTGGGAAGTCTCGCAAGGTTTGGCGGTAGGTCGCCCAAGCGGTTTTGTCGGTTGGTGTATCGGCGATCATGGCCCAATCGGATTCGACTAGGAGTTGGTTACGGGCGTTTCTCATACGCTCTATGAGCCATTCGTCAAGTGCATCAGTTTCGTGGTCTGCTAATAAGTTCATCATGCCGCCTTGTAATAAAAATTAAATGAGGCTATGTCGCCAGTTGCCCATGTGATAGGTGCAGTAGATGACCAACCGCCCCATTGCGTATACGGGGTGCTTGAAATGACTGGTCCACCATAAATGAGAGTTGCAGCACCTGATGACATCGGGGCTCCTGAATAGAAACCGCCTGCCGAGACATCATAAAAGTAAGCAGTTCCCAATGGGAAACCAACCGCGCTCATGTCTGAATGAATGTTCAAAGGAACAGAAATAGCCGCGTTACTTGTGGTAAATACTGTGGTTGAACCAAAGGTTATTTTTGCTATGTAATGCACGAAGTTGTTAACGCGGCAATACGAACCGACTGAGGTCCCGTTACCAATCGTGATCCCGGTCAGAATTGGCGTGTATGCCGTATAGGTTCCGATGACCGTGTTGCCGATAGCCAACTTGGTTTGAACCGCTTCCATAGCGTCGTTGATGTCCGAGTGCTGTTGAGCGTGCGAAGGTGAAGTCAGCAGACTTGAAGCAGACGGATTAGTAAAAGCGTCAATCGTTGTGGGATAAGTACTAGCCATGTGTTACCAACCTAACCGTGAAGCCGTGTCATCGGCGCTTGAATCATTGTAAACATAATCTGTCTCCTCATAAGTGATTTCGGGCTGATCATAGGTAATGCCAGTACCACCTAAAAGACCTAACGTAGTCGAGTCCAAAATAAAGAACTGGTACACAGTCAACGGACTGAAAAAGACTTGAAACAATGTTTCGCTAGGTGTCGCCGTTATCTGAACGCCCTCAATAACGACCGCTTCAGTATGCGGTGATACAGGGCTACCAGTCTTTTTTTGTATTTGATAAGTAATATTTGTTGACCTGATGTAACCAAATTCGCCTGAAATACTGGCAACAAACTGCCCTAGTTTTGTGGCGTCTTGTGAAACATCAGAAAACCCGACAATGTACCGTAGGTCTGTGGCATCGGATTGAGTGTTGGCAAGCCATGACGCAAGATCAAGACCTTGGCTGTTTGACCAGTCAACCGACGACAATGAGTAACCGTTCTGACCGTACGCCGATATAGAAGTCGTGTTTTGCGCTGTTTGTGTCGTTAACCCTGTCGGGCTGACCTGCACAAAATTCATTAAATTAAGACCGTTTTGGATACGTTCAAAAGTCTGATATGCGATATTTGAAGCGGGCGTATCATAAGAAAACGAATACGGTGCAGTCCAGTTATCAACCGATGAACGGGCCACAGGTTTAAGAATTGAACCGTAATAAAACATCAACCCTTTTTCGGTTGTCATGTTTAACTGGACTCGACTAGCGACACTGCCCGTGTAGGTGGCACTGCTGCAAATACTGTCGCCGTTACCAGCGAACGGGACAACAGTCATAGAACTAGGCAACGGGCCACCAGCCGCCAATTCAAAATAGTCCAGTTGTTTACCCGAAAAGTCAAGCGGTAACGAAAGACTGTTTGCCTGCACTCGACCGGCACGGTTTAGCCAATCCGAACACTGAATGGTCGCCGTTGATAAACCCGTGTTGCCGGGATAATCCTGAAACGATACGCCCTGCACCCAAAACGTTTGGTCAAATAAACCTGTTTTGAGGCTTACCTCATCGTTAAGGGTGAAGCCGCTAATCTGATTGGAATCGTTAACGATTTGAATAGACAAAATCTGTCCGTCGTAATTATCTAAATAGTTTCGGCGACCGACCATCACATCAAAACCTAAAACGATGTCAGTGAACGTCGTTACTGTTGTTTCGTTTTTTAACGCCCAAACAAGTTTTGTCATTACATCGCTCGAGTGTTTATTGGTACTGGACCTACCTGACGAACATACTGCTGAAGGGCTCTGACGATTGCGTTGGGGTCGCCGCCGTTGACATTGACTGTAATTGTGTTGCCACCCATGGCACTGTTGGCGGTGATGTTTCCAGACGACGACGGGGTGAACAGTTCCGGTCCGCGCTCGCCCACTATGTAACTTTGATTGCTCATCACGGGACCCCCTGACGCACGAAAACCGCTGAAATCTAAACCAGCAGGCAACGTGATAGTAGCGGCCCCTGCCATTGCAGCAAAAGGATCGCTCACATTGGCATACGTTTTTTGAAACGCTTTGATCTGAAGGATAAGAGCATACGCTGCTTCTAAATCGCCTTTGTCTACAAGGACTTTGACTTGGTGCGACGAAATGTCATCCATGTCTAACGCAAGATTCATGATGTCAGTGGAGGCTTGTAGCAACTGTTCACGGTAGGCCGCGATGTCCTCAGTTGAGCCTGTAGTGAAAGCGTTAGCGGCTGCGGTACCTAGTTCGTCTAACGAGATTCGAGCGTTGTCAATAGCGACATCGGTTTCTAAAGATCCAATAAGGGTTCGCCATTCCTCGTCAACGTTCTTTATTTCTTTCCAAGTGTCAATCAAAATATCTTTTAACGGTACTAAAGCGTCACGTTGAGTCTTTTTAATAGTCTCTCTAAAGTCGTCGGTGTCCTCTCGAGCGGCTCGCATATCCTCAGCAAATATTGGCAATACTTCTTTTTCGTTTTTGAACAAATCAAACACAAAACCAGCAGCATCCTTGACTCCACCCAAAGCGTTTTTGGTTAAACCGAGCGGTGTCAAGTTCTCTGACATCCAGGTTGCGCCAGGGATACTCTTAAACACATTACGGACGTCTAAACCAACATCAATCACTGCGCCCAAGTCGCCTAAAACGGGAACTAAAGAACCGCCAATAGAAAGCGACAAGTCCTCTACTTTGTCTTTGAGGGTGTCCATAATGTCGCGTAGTTCTTTAGCCTTGGCAAGTTCCTCCGGGTTAATGACTTTTGATTCTGAAACACCGTCTAAAGATTTCTTGAGATCGTCAGCCCCCATCTCAA